CTACGACAACCTATGGGTCTGCATTAAACAAATGGACTGGGGAAAATATAACCCATACATCAGCCTCATCAGGAGGTGTAGCAGATTCAGATTCAATATTCACCCTACATACAGCTGGAGATCCTTTCGAACTAGAAATAGTAACAAGAGCTGCCAGTCAGGTACTGTCAGTAACAGAAATAGAAAGAGAAATCGACACTACTTCTACTACGGTATCCTTGTCAGTCTTCTCTCAGTAGCTCCAGTTAGAGCAGAAGAAAACAATGTATCTAATCCAGTAGCAGCTGCGACAGGTAATGTAACCAATCAGGCGGTTCAGTTCCAGAATAATGGAGCACCATCTAGACAACATTACGGTCCTCATATCAGCTGTAATGGAGCTACAATGACATTCTCTCCATTCTATATGGGAAATCATACTAAACCGTGGGATATAGATGAGAATGGAATGCGACCTTCTAGTTACACAATGGCTGAAAACTGGGGAGGTCAAGTTAATTTCATGATACCTTTAGACCGTGAAGGTTTAAATAGGTGTCGTAGTATAGCTGCTAGACAAGAAGAAAAGATGAGATTAGATTATGAGTTAGTTAGAGCTTTGAAGTGTGCAGAACTGCAACAAAAAGGCTTTATGATACTTCCTACTTCTAATGTCGGTCATATGTGTAGTGATATAATCCCTATTAAAACTTGGGAGACAGCTTTAAAGAAAATAACTAAATGTAAAACTCCACCTAAACCATGGTATAAGCCATGGAGTAAACCTAAAGAAACATGTAATATGAGTTCACTAACTCTACAAAGAGGAGATAATACTCCTAATCTAGATGGTCAGAATGACCTTCAACCTGAAGTTAAGACTTCACGCATCATTGAAAAAGAAGCTGTAAAACCAGTATCTAAGAAAACATCCAAAAAAACCACTAAATAAAAATGATTGTACTTATCAAACCCATCCTCATGGCATTCCTCAGTTCATCCGCTGTGAAGGAATTAGTTATACAACTACTAGAAGCGTATTGCGAATCTACTGACAATACCATTGATGATAAAGCTGTCGAATTGATTAAGAAAAACTTATTCCCTGGAGGGTAAAATAAATGACTGCTGGACTAGTTAGATGGCACGCTGATAGAACTGCAAGACTTGGAGATGAATTCAAAGAACCAATAAAAAGATATGTAGTAGCTGCAGGTTCCTCTAGTGCTTCTGTTACTATAGCAAAAGAAGATGGCTGGCAGCCTTTATGCTGTAGTATACAGGCTGTTGGAGCTGATATTAGATATAATTTTAATACTGCAGCTTCAGCTACAACTTATTATATTAAAAACGGAGATATACATAAACTTGCAATACCATATAATAGTGGTGATGATTCTGTTATACATGCAATAAGAAATGCAAGCACTGATGGTACTCTAGAAATTATAGTTTATAAAGTATTATCATAATGGCTAAAGCCAAAGAAGAGAAGTTCGATGAACTTCATAACCTCGTCACTGAAGAATTCCTTAAGAGGGTTCGTAGTGGCGAGGCTACTACCCAAGATTTAAAAGCAGCGTGTGATTGGTTAAAGACTAACGATGTAACAGGTATCGCAATGGAAGGTACTGCATTAGATAAGTTATCAGCTATCATACCTAAAGTAGACCCAGAACTCGTACAACATAGACTCTATGGCAGAACTAGGCAAAACAGCTAGACATTATCGTAAGAATAAACGGTCTAGAGCTAAACACAGTGCAGACAATGGTAAGGGCGGTAAATACGAACATACCAAATCGTACAAGAGAGCACACTCTAAAGCAAGAGCAAGTTTAAAGATTAAATCCCCTAATGTAGACGCCTCTAAACAACCAGACGGTTCGTATAAAGCAGAGAGTCGTAAGAAAAATAGAGCTAGAGGTGGAGCAGAGAGGAAGTAATTATGTCTTGGTCAAGTAAAATTAGCAGTATCATGGAAGAAGATGATATTGATATACCTACTATTAAACAAGGTAATCCTAAAGATAACCAAGTACCTACTTTTCAAGATACTTTAAATAATTATGATCAATTACTTTTTAATAGAGAAGGTTCCTTAAAACCTGACAGATATTCATTAATTGATGAAGTAAAAGAGGGAGATATAGGAGGAGAACTTAATCAAAATATTGATCAATTCTTTAGAAATAAATGGGAAGGTTTAGGACCAGAGAATCAGGATTTAATATTACAAGGCATTGATACTATACAAAAAGGTAAAGAATTAACAAAAAGTAACTGGAAAAAGTATCCTATTGAATCTTCATTATGGCACGCTATAGATTTTATAGGAGCAGTAGCAGGTCCAATATACCAAGCAGGTACTACTGTAACTGCTAATGTTGGTGAAAGAGCTTTTGGTATCAATAGAGAATTGATTGAAAAAGCTAATACAATCAATCAGATAAGAACAGGTAAAGTATTTCCATTCTTACCTAATAGAGTTCCTGGTGTTAATTTAAGACCAAAGGATATAGGTATTTCTTCAAGAATAGAGAAAATCACACCTTTAACATCTGGTAAACAGATGTGGAATATTACTGATGAGATTAATGATCTTATGAGTCAGCCTCCTAGTTATCTCAGAAAAGTAAAAAATTATTATGGCCATCATGAAGGAGTTAGTTTAAAAGAAGTCGTAAGGATGGCTAAATTAATGGATTTCACTACTGGTAGTTTAAGAAAGAATAGCTTATTTAAAAAAGGTAAAAAAAATATAATGTACTCTACTGGTGTAGAACCAGTAATAGATTGGACTACTTATGGTTATAAAAAGGATCAACTACCAACACAAGTAGGGAAAGCAGAAAATCCTGAATTAGTATCTAAAAGTTTAAATGAATTTTATAGTAAAGTAAATAGGATTGTAGGTAGTATAGAAGGTAGTCAAGGTATTACAAGCGGAAGAGCTAAAGAAGTAGTCAAACAGATTCCTACATGGTGGACACATCCAGAAACAGGGAAACTATATAGATCTGCTTGGAATAATAAAGAAAAAAGATTGACTATTAAACCTATTAGTAGAAATCTTTTAGAAAACCAACAGTCTAGTGTTATACAGAAACGTAATTATAGAAAGTATAAAAAAGAAATAACGTCTATGAATAAGACGTTAGATAAAGAACTAGAAACAACTCAATTAGAACTTGATAAACTTGATGAAGATTTACCTGCTGTAATGCGTCATGCTGGATCAATGGGTAAAGATGGTTCATCTAAAAGTTCTGTTATGAATTCTTTCTTTGCTAAAAGAAATGAATTAGTTAAAAAAATTGAAGATCTAGCTAATGGTAAGTATTATACTGAACATGGATATTATTTACTTAGTGAAAAAATAAGAAATAAAGTTGTAGATAGCACAGGATTTACATCTATTAATGAGAGTAAAGAATTTCAATTAGGTAATCTAAACAATCAATATGTCACAAAAAATGTAGATAAATTTAGTGAATTTAAAACAAGGATTGAAACTGCTATTGATTCCTTAAATGATGGATACTATAATTACCCAGATCTAGTTGTTGGTTATAATCCTAAATTAGAAGGTAAAGAGTATACTATTCGTATAGAAAACTTAAACTCACTTAAAGTTGGTAAAGATGTTAAAGGTGTTTTATCAGGAGATGCTATACTTAAAATTGATTTCAATGATAAAAAGTTAGTCAAGAAACTTTCGAGTATAGAAGGTATTAAAAAATGGCTTTCAGAAAATGGAATTGAAGCTTCTAGTAAAGAATTATCTCGTAAACCTGAGAAAATTAGTGTACGTCAAGATAGAAAACCTACAGAAACTAAAACAGAAACAAAAAATAGAATAATGTCTCTGGTGGAACAAGTGTTCGACATGAGAATAAGTATAGAAAACTATCTTAAATCAATCGGTAGAACTGCTGGTGATTCTCCTGTTAAAAAAGGTAGACCATTAGGAGCTACTGATTTAAAACAAAGAAAAATTAAGAATCCAGATCAGCAAGATTTAGATTTATGAATAACGTATTACTAGCTTTAAAAGACGACTTTAAGCTGTTCCTACAAGCTCTGTGGGAACAGTTAGACCTTC